CTTGTGGCCCCTTGTGGAAGGTGTCAGCAGCTCTTGATAGAACATGGTCAGTTTTCACCATAGAACACCCATATAAGGGGTGTTTATGCGTTATTACAAACTGCTCCCTTAATGGGTTTTCATACATTACTTCTGGCTCCTTGTAAATTGATGCAACAAAGCACCAAAAGCATCAACAAATTCCTCGTTATGCTCGTTCTTTCCCATAGCGAACATTATAGCATGGACAAGCTCATGGTAGAAGGTTTGTTCTGCATAAGCAGGATTTAGCCCTTCTTTGATGTAAATGGTAAAAACAGCAGGGTCGCACCTTCCTAAGTCGGTCATGTCCTTCACCGTCTTTACCGTCCACTTACAGCCCACTAATTGAAATGTTTTAGGTATCATACACCACAGCTTCCACCACCAGTGAGTTCGCAAATGTCAACTTCTTCATACACTACGTCCTTATGTTTCAATGCCTCCTCGTAAGGCACTGAGGTTAATGGTTGACCGCCACGACTACCATCCGGATAACAAGTAAAACCACGAAGACGTGGGGCATATTTTGCAAGGACAGTTGTAAATTTATCAACCTCTCCTGCATTATTGAACTTGGAACCCCAACTTGGCAGGTTGATAGTCGATGATATAGACATATCCACATAGTCCTGAATGTCTGCTTGAAACTTAATTCGTTGTTCATAATTCTCACTCAGGTCAATAGCACTTTCAATCTTGCTTGGGTCAACTCCATATTGGTCGATAAGGATTTGAGCTGTGCCATCAATGACGTACTGATACTTCCACTTTGTCCCTTCCGTGAGAAACCTTCGTTTATATGCCACAGCAAAGAGTGGTTCAATTCCTGTAGTCGTCCCTGCAAGAATGCCAATGCTGCCTGTAGGTGCAATAGCTCGATATGCTGCTGGTCGACTAATGAAGAATCGGTCACAATGTTCATCTGCTGCTCGTTTACTTTCATTCTTATATACTGCTAACCACTTGTGTAGCTCTGGGACTACTTCATATCCGTAATTGCGCTTGAGGAGCCATTCGTGGATACCCATAAGCCCAAGTCCAAGACGACGATTCTTTTCCCGTACCTTGTAGACTTTATCATAGGGAAGGTCTGCTCGTAAGGTGCCACACACAAGGAATTTGGAGGCAAGCGTAACCACTGATTCGAATTCTTCCAAACTTGAAATATTGCCCATGTTGATTGAGCCAAGATTGCATACGTCACTATCATCTTCAGACGTAACTTCAGTACAAGCGTTTCTAAGCGTTTCATTCTGTTTGTCCCCAAAGTTAAAGCTAAAGCCCGGTTCTGCTGTTTCCATAGCCTGTCGTACATTCTGCTTAAACACAGCATTGTTCTCCAAACCACCTACTAACGAAGCATCGTCATAATTCACTGAAATGTTAGTCATGTCTAAAGGCGCAGATGCGTTAAAATCCTTCAGTTTCATGGCCTTGATGTCTTCATTCCAATTCTTCATGGTGAGAAACTTCTGAATGTCATCGTGCTGCCAATTAAGACTAGCATAGATAGCAGACCTACGACTTCCTCCTTGCATTACATTACGACCAATCTCATTGATAGCGTTCATCAATGGAATAGGGCCACTAGCAGTGCCTCCTGTACGGCTCAAAGCCTTCCCTGATGGGCGCAGACGGCTGTAGTCAATACCAATGCCTCCGCCTGTCATCAAACAGCTCATTGCTCGCCATGTAACATTGCTCCACTCCTCTCGTGTGTCTTCTTCAGCACGAAGTAGGAAGCAGTTGTTATATGCCTTGAACGGACGACCTGCGTAGTACAGGTAACGCCCTCCAGCCATTATTTTCATATCAACCATGTACTGAAGGAGCTGCTTACGTTCTTCTTTAGACATCAGTGCTTGAACCGTATTATTACGAGTCCCGCACACATCGTCTACCAACCGTTCGCAAAGTTTAGGCCAGCTGTCATCGGGACCTTGGGCGTATTTGTGTCTAAAAATGTTTTCAGCGAACGAGTTTCTAAAATGGTTTGTAGTCAATATATTTCTCCATGATGAGTTAAACGATGGCAATTTGCACAAAGCAATTCACACTTTTCTAACTCGGTTGTTAATTTTGTTAATGAAAGTTGAAGCATCTTGGACGGGTCTCTATCCTTTGTTGCAGGGTCAGTGTGGTGGAACTCATAAACAGAGGGGTGAAATTCTCCCTGACATTTATTACACTTTCCACCTAAAAAATCAATAGCCCACAACTTACGGTTTCGTTTGTCTAGCTTTTGTTTGGAGAGTGCATATTCTTTATTAGCTTCTCTCCAAGCCTTAGCTCTAGCTGCACAACTTTCTTTATTATTATGGTAGTATCGCCTAGCACTTTCACTGGATTTCTCCATGTTTGCCTTGCGGTATTTCTCAGTTCGCTCATAATGTTTAGCCTTTTGTTCAGGACTCATATCCTTATAAGCTAAAGTCATTCTACTTCCTTTAAAAACTTGTCCATATTATCTTCTATAATCTCCGCAAATGCGGTGATTAAGTCCTTGCTAGAAACATTTAGCAGCTCCAGCAAGGACACCTCATCAAGCCTTTCCAGCTTCTCTTTTAGTTCTTCAAGAAGCACTGTCATCTTCGTCTTCATCAAAAGCCAACAGGAACAACAAGCAACACACAGCGTGTGCTAAATGGCTCTTATGACTTTCAGCATCAAATTGCTCTCCCTGTCGCCATGCCCAAATGTGGCGCATAGCAGCATTGAAATAACGAGTGTCAGGGTCATCAACGTGCTGCCAATTATCAGGGCTGTATTTGTTAGCACCATAGGTGAGCACCTCTACAACTTCTTCCATTGGCCCCGGAGGAACCAAAGACCACATAGGCTTGTTTTGGTCAAACTTTACACCTAATGTGGGCTTCTCCTTAGCAGCATCCCAACCAGACATATGCTTAATGCTGTCGATGTATTCATTCACCTTCTTGTCATAGTTTTCTTCTAAGTAGGGAACACCAATGCGTCCACAGCTCTCTTTATATTGGTCTTTAGTCATGCTGTCTCCTTGTTAGAATATTTGCGTTCTAAGTATTCTATAGATAAAAACATTTCGTCAAAGGCTCCGTCCTTAACATCGTTTAAGACTACTAGCCCTCGCCAATGTCGGTTACTGAGTTGACTCATATACGCTTCATCGTGCATATAGTAGCTGCCAGCAATGATAGCACAGATAGGCTTTCCGTCTGCACGTTTACCATACGCCACTGCTTTGCCTTGGGTGTGTCCAGCAACGCAGCTCATGTGAAGTTTGCTGATAATAGCAGCAGGACTAGCAGCAGGTCGGCCCATAGCACCTACACTCCAATAGTGAGAGAAACCTACCCCGTTGATAAAGACTGGCTCTAGGAAGGGATAAACCTCCCAGTCCTTTTCGTAGCCTAAGTCTTTAGTCGAGATGAGTCCCTCCAACATAGGATTGTTGTTTACAGCTCGGTCAATACGGTGACAATGGTTTCCTAATGTAAAGACCATCCGTGGTTTGTACACTTTATGTTTACTCTCCTTCTGACTCTTTTGCAAGTCTTTCAGAGGCTTGAGCAACATCTCCATTGCTTTCTTAACGGATTCTACATCCTTTTGGTAACGCAGTCCCTCAAAGTATTTAGACCCTTTTACATCGTGACTAGACAAGCTAGGCATATCAGCAAAATCACCAATGTTTACAACAACATCTGGTCGATAGTCGCAAATAGCTTTTCCTGCCCATGTCAAATGGTCTAAAGGTACGCCTTCTTTAACCTGACAATCAGGTATAACAAGTATTTTCATTTTTCCTTGAACTCCGTGAAGAATTTACTGAATGAGTGACCCATTCAACATTACCAAAGACATATCCCTTGCTGCTGTCAATACGGTCTACAGTGGGGGCGTTCTTCATTAAATACCCACTTTCTTCGTATTGTCGAAACAACACCCGAAACATCGGTGAACAGTTTGCCCATTCATAGAAAGTTTCTTTATCAAACAGTTCTTTACCTTTGTAAAGGTGTGCCTTCTTGTGCTGGACACCCTCCACTCGGCTTTTCATGTTTCGATACATACGCATAAGAAACCCACTCTGAGTCTTTTCATACGTCTTTGTATGTTTGTTCCCAGAGCTTTTACGTTTCTCTCGTTGGTTTTTGTTTCGTTCTTCTTGTGTCATTCTTTGTTTTCTTCATCGTCTTTTTCCTCATCAGAGTCAAAGTAGTCGCCAAACCACCCCTCGCTCTCACGAAAAGGGGAATATTCAATGCGTACCTTATCACGTACACCGACATAGCCTGTGCTCTCTAAGAAGAACAAGAAGTCCTGTAGGACAATAGGCCAGGATGTGCCATCAGCATAGTTGATAGCAAAGGTGATGTCTTTGTCTTCAATGCTGTCTTCTTCTCGAAATGTAAATTTGTTTGTCATTTGGTTTCCTTTAATAAAGCATTATACGTTTCATTAGCTCTGCATTAGCAATGCTGTATGCAGGTTCGTCATAGAAACTGTTGTAGTAATAAGGGTCTTTCCCTACAAGTATTTGGTTTCTTGCTATGACCGCCTGTATTTCTTCTACAGAGGTTCCCCAAGGTATTCTCTCATACGTCATGCTGCTTCCTTTGGTTGTTCATAAAACATATGGCATTGCTGCACATTGTGGTTGTAAGGCACTCCTGCGAAATACATCAGAGGCTTCTCCGAGGGGACATAAGGAGAAAACCTCTGGCATAGCTCTGTAACAGGACAGCCGTGTCCGTCACATAGGGTCATGAAGCCACCTTTGGAGGCTTCTGAGAACAAGGGAAATGCTGAATCATGGTGTACATAATGAACACACTTGCGTCCTCATGTCGTAAAGCAGGTGATGCCACTAACGTGTTCTTTACAAGGTCAAATATCTGCCCGTTTGTCACCTTCTCTGGACGACAAAAGGAGCCTCCATCTGCTGCCTGTATATACCCCACAATGAAGCCCTTTGCTGCTCCTCGTTCAAAATCATCCTTGGTTCCTAAAGCATCTAACAGCTCGTTGCCTGTAAAGGCATAGGACAAGCTGCTTGTTGCTAGAAGCATGGACATTATTAGTTTTTTCATTTTGTTTCTCCTCTTGCTTGCATCATTACGTCAGCTATTGCATAAGCCTGTGTGGGTACTACGACAAATGAACCACCCTTGTTAATCAACGCTTGCATAGCCTTGGCTGCAAAATAGTCACGCAGGGCCATACCTGTGTTCATATTATTTATTGGAAATGCTGGTGTATCGTTCATGTTTTCTTCCTTTGTTCTTTCTCTTTAGCACTCTTGATGACATGGCAGGGTTTGCACAAAACTTGTAAATTCTGTTCCTCACAGAACAGCCTGTCAATGAATGTGTCCCACCCCTGCCATCCCTTCTTTGGGTCTACGGCTGGCTTCTTGTGGTCAACCTGCACCTCTTTCGCTACATATTCCTGTTTACATTCGTTGCATTGAAAGTGTTTAGCAAGTTTCCCTGTCTTTACATTGGTCTTTCTCTCTGTAAAGGCAGCATCAAGGACAGCATATTTAGGAGGCCACCTCTGTGTTGCTGTACGCAAAGCAGAGACAACAAAGCTCTTAAACCGAGCCTCTGTCCATTCCCCTCCGTTATACGCTCTTACACCGGAGGTTGCCATAGCTGTCCCTCTGTTCGTCTAAGCCACAAGAGCTGTCCGTTCTCTAACACACGCTCTGGAGCCTCTCCAGCAGCCTTATAAGCCTCTACAACAGCCTCGTACATCTCCTTGTCTGTTGTCAGCCCCTTGAGCAGCTTTGCAGCCTTTACAGGCCCAATGCCTTTAAGCCCTTGGATGTTATCAATTCTATCGCCTGTCAGCATTTGCAAATAGAAGCTCTTTAGTCCTTCTTCTTCAGAGACAAAATATTCCAAGTCCTTTACAGGGTTGTAATGCCACCCCGGTAGTTGGTCTAGGTCTTTGTCCACATGAACTATCCAAACGCTCTTGCCGTTGGCATATATGCCTACAGCGTCATCAGCTTCTTCACCCTCTGTTGTCACAGCTTCTAGCCGTGTTAGGTGCTTCCGCAAAGCCTCGTAATGCTCTGGCTTCTCTAGGTCTTTACGGTTCCCCTTGTAAGGCACTGTCTTTGCCAGCTCATAACGGAAGTTTGTTTTCCCCGTGATGAAAGCGTGGTATGTTGTGCATTTAAGGCGAATGTACACCATGTCTGTCAGCCATTCAGTGAGCCGATTCTTTGCCCATTGTTCCTCTACATCTTTACACGCAAAGGCTACATTATAGACAAGAAAATCGGCATCCAGAACAGCCTCCGTTGGTTTAGGAGGCAGAGACATTACAGCTCCATGTCTACTTCTTCTTCTTTAGCAGAAGGGGCATAGGTGACAAGCTCTGTCACAACAACACGCTTGGCAGAGGCAGCAACGCCTGTCTTCTTAGCAAACTTCCATTTGTATGTGCTAAGGACTAGGGTGGCTTTGGAACCATTGCCAATAGTTTTAGGGTCAATGTTCTTGCCATCATCATCAACAGGCTGAATAGCGAAGTTGCTCTTGCAGGTGACAAAACGTCCCATGCTCTCGTTCTCTCCTACATGAACACCAAGGGCTTCCACCTTAGCAACATCTTCAGGAGAGAGGTTTCCTAGCTTCACTAAATACTTCTTAGAGGCTTCTGTGTATTGGTTGAATTGAACCATGTCAGAAGCGTAATACAGTTGTCCAGTGATAGAGATAGGTTTTGTAGTCATTTAAGTTTCCTTTTAAGCAAGCCTCTCGGCTTAGTGAGTTTCACGCCAATTGCGTCCAATCTTATACTCTCCATTCAGGGGGCATCTAAGACCAAAATGTTCCCCTGCTTCAACAATGCTTTGCACTGCTGCTTCACCTACTATTGTAGCATACTTTTCAGATGTTTCAAGTTGAATTTCATCGTGAACATTAGCAACTAGTTTAATAGGCCATCCATTTTCCTTGCATTTGTTGTAAAAAAGACACAAAGCCTTCTTCATAACAATTGCCCCTGCCCCTTGTAGCAAGCTGTTTAAAGCTGCGTGTTCGGAGCGTACCCATATCTTTCTTCCGTCCAAACCCGGCACGTATCCTTTAGCCGCATATTTGCTGACAGTTGAAATGAGTTTTGCAAGGGCAGGTGTTTGCTGGAGGAATTTGGATTTAAGTTTTGCTCCATCCTTTGCAGTTCCCCCAACAATGCTTCCAATCTTTGAGTCTCCTGCGCCGTAGAGGAAAGCATATATGAAAGTTTTTGCAGTGTCTCGTGTAGCAAGTCCTGCTGCTCTTTGATTGACTGTATGCACGTCCGTACCGTCTTTAGAACTACCTTCGGTGACCGTTCTGACATAGTTTATATCCTTCATGTAATGAGCCAACATTCGTAGCTCTAAACCACTTGCATCAATACCAACCAATACCTGTCCGTCTTCAACTGTCCAGCATTCACGACACTCAGGGCCATAGACACTACCTGCATTCGGTATCTGTGCCATGTTAGGGCTGCTATGGGTACATCTGCCTGTTACAGCTCCATTGGTTATCACCTTGCCGTGTACCCTGCCATCCTTGCCTACAGCCTCCAACCAGCTCTCAATCTGAGCTACACGCTTCTGTAGCATCAAATACTCTTTAATAACTGTGGCTGCTTGTTCTAAGTCTGTCATTTAACAAAGTCCATGCTGTTGCTGCACATAAAGGGACTTGTCCATTTCCAATGGCTTTAAGTCTGTCCACCCTAGAGGCCATCCCATCAACCACTCTACCCACGTCGGGTTCAACTGACCACTGCTCGGGTCTACCGATTGGCTCAACATAATCTGTTTGCCAATTGCTACCCTGCGCTGGATGGATGGGTTGCTCATGTTCCCCCTGTCCCGATTGTCCGAGGCTTGAGGCGTTGGAAACATTTTTAGCCCACTCATTGCTGATGCTTCCGCAACTGACGTTGTTCCATCGTCCAGCCTTGCTTGCATCAATTGCTTGCTTCCGCTGTTCCCAATCAATCCTCTTGTTCTGGGCGTTGGCCAATGAACAACACAACGTAGAGACTTTTGCGTCTCCCAAGATTTGGATTCTTTTGTTTGTTTTTCTTGTTCCGTTCCATCCATACTTCTAACGTTTCGAAATGATTTATTGAATCCATTACGGTTGGCGTTGGCCATTTTTCCGACAATCCAAATTCTTTTTCTTCGATGATTTGCACCAACTTCGGCTGCTGATAACACACCCCATTCCGCATCGTACCCCATTGAGGCCAAGTCTTCAAGGACAACTTCAAGTCCTCGTTTAGTGAGCATAGAGGAGTTTTCGGCAAAAACGTAAGTTGGTTGGATTTCTCCAATGATTCTTGCCATGTGTTTCCACATACTTGAGCGTTCTCCTGTAATTCCAACACCTTTTCCAGCTGCACTGATGTCTTGGCAGGGAAACCCTCCAGATATAACATCAACAATTCCTCGCCACGGCTTTCCGTCAAAGGTTTGAACATCATCCCAAATCGGGAAAGGCGAGAGTATTTCTTCGTTTTGTCTAGCGCACAATACGCTAGCTGGATAGGGTTCCCATTCAACTGCACAGACTGTGTTCCATCCAAGGAGTTTTCCTGCAAGGATTCCTCCTCCTGCTCCTGCAAACAGAGCGAGTTCATTAAGGCTTTGCTGATTATCCATGTCATTGTTTCTTTCTTTCTTTGCTAATAATTTCATCTAAAACTGCTTCATCGACTATAGGCTGTCCGGTTTCTGTGTGCTTGTCTGGCTTCCATCCAAGCTCGATGAGCTTTTCTCCAATTTGTTTCCTTGATGCGGGATTAAAAGTAGCCACCCCATCTTTGAGAGGTTTTCCAGTTTTGTCGCTGGTTCGTTTAACAACGACAGGAGGCCATCGTTCTTGCATTTGTTCATATAAAGCATCCAATTTTCCTTTGATGTCAGTAAGTAGGCAGGTTGCATATGGTATGTCCAGTTTGAAGCCATTTCTGACTTGTTCTTCAATAATTAGAGCAACTTCATGCTCCAACGCTACACTTTCTTCACTAAACTGTTTCTCATTAAGCTCATTGACTAGATTGAGATACAGAAGGGAAGTCACCTCACAGTCTTGCTGGCAATAATTTGCTAAGAGGCCCATATGAGGGGAGTCAAAGCATTCGCCTTTATATTCCTCTCTACGTCCCTTAAGCCACTGCCATGCGCTGCTATAGCTTGTCTTCTGTGTTCCTAGCCTGTTTCCCCATGCTTCTAATGAATGACCATTCTCTCTGCTCGGCTCTAACAGCCGACTTACTATCAACGTATCGTACAACAGGTTCGTAGGTATCTCTGTCTTCCAAATAGCTTTCAACCTCGGTGCATCGAACGCCAATATGTTTTGGCCTATAACTAGTGTAGCGTCCTTTAAATAGGCCGACAGGCTGCTTGCTTCTTTCCATGTTCTTTTTTCTCCGGTGTCAATGTTCTTTGTACATACAAGCCATATTTTCGTATGGGATATATTGGTCTCAATATCAAGCACTATCCTCATTTCGTTCTTTCAATAGGTCTTTGCTACGTCTGTTTGCTGGAATTTTATCAGGACAAGCACAAGGGTAGTCCTGCGTCCAATATTCGCCTCCATTCTCATGTATCAGCTTATAGCTATGTTCAGGCCATCGCTTCATTGCTAGACTATACACAAAATCAATGACAGCATAGGGGTTATGCTTTACAGGTGGATTTAACCACGCAGCATGGTCAAGCCAATAGTAAAGAGCACCTTCAGTGTTCACAATTCTCATGTCTTTATGAAGCATCGGAGCTGTTGGGTTATCCTTGTAATAACTACCAGCTGCCTCAATTAAGTTACCAAAGCCATCATCACAACAGCTCCAGTTGTTCCTGTGCTGCACATCCACACCAAAGGCATCACGAATCCATGTTGTTGTCATAAGTTTTCCTTAATACTTGCTACATCTTCATCACTGTAATAGAGATGAAAAGGGTGTCCAGCTAGTCGAATTGCTGCCACATCATACCATACGCTTTTTGTTGTTTCTCCAAGTTGATTCCACTTTGGTGCAACAGCAGCATAGGCTTCGTACATCTTTCTAGCAGTGGTCTCACGTTCACCCGGAGTAGAGAGATGTCTGAACATATTTGCAACCTTACAGAGGTTGTCCTTTGCTGTCACAAGGTGAGCTACGCTCACAGGTTCTCCTCCATAAGTTCCACCATCACTTCGTAGTCTCCTGAGCCATTATGTTCATCGTAATACTTGTCGAGAGCCTCGTCTGCTGTCTCTGCTTCGTATTCATATGTGCCTCGCTCTGTCCACACTTCGTATAGGTTCATTTCTTGTCCTTAAAAGGCCATACACTCGTGCTCATGTGTTCTTCTCCTTGAGTAATTTGTTAGTTAAAGTAACCGCATGGTCTTTTGACCTTGCCTGTTTTGCAACTGCCTGAATTTCCTCATCCGTCAGCCCTACCCATGTGCGCTGTGGTGGGGTGGTGTATAGTCGTGTATCAGTCGGCTTTATGTCGCGCTCTTGTAGCAAAGTCGGCAGTCCTTCTCGGATTACAACGCCCAACACAGGCTCTTGCTGTGCTGCCCCCGACGAGCTGGTCTCGCCCTGTGCCAAGGCTGCTTTGATGGCATTTATCTCATCCCCTACCATTAGGTCATTTCCGTAATAATCAACCTTTTCGCTAACGTCTTGCAACTTCTCAAGCCATTGCTCCAGCTTTGCTCGTTCAATTGTAATGTGTGTCATAGCTCCTCCAATTTGTTAAGTGTTTTCCAGTTAAGGTACATAGTCTCAAACTCTTTAAAAGACAAGTTGCTTTTGGCAGTGTTTGCTCTATTGCTAATAACCCAAACATTGCCTTTTACATACCCCAGTGAAGGGTCTATTCTATCCAGACTAGCAGAAGAACCTTTGTCATGTTTTGTACCCATTTTTATCTGCGTTCCAAGCAAAGGACAAAATTCAGGCACAATTATATCACTTTCTTCAATAGTAAAATCAATGTTTTTCTGTTTAGCTCGCCTCATTGCTAACTTAAAGAGAATACGAACATTATTATTTTCACGCCACTTCCTACAAAAAGAACTTAATTCTTCTTTATTATCCATATAATAATTTTTCATGTAGGCAGAATGTTTTTCTTTATGCTTTTCTCGATATTCCTTGTGATACTGACGCTGTTCTTCTGTAAGTTTCATAGTTCCTCTAGTTCATTTAAAGAGCATTCATTCAAATACCCTGTGTTTCTATCGTAGTGTAACCCAATTCGTTCCCCTGTAGACCGTCCTGAGAACCTATCTTTCAAGATTCTGAAAGTGGTTGTTTGGCGTTTCACAGGGTCTTCGGCTTGTTTGTCTCTCTCCATCCCAAACATGAACGCTGCCCAACGAGCAATGGCTCGTGAGCCTGTAAAATGCTTCTCTAACACCCTGCCACCTTCCTCATGTGCCTTCCCCTCAGGTGTGGTGAGGTGAGACACAAAATGGATAATTAGCCCATCGCTCTGTGCAAGGGAGGCCATGTCTGCCATGATGCCATCCAATGCTCTCCGTTCGTCCTGCTCATTAGCTGCCAATGCTGTAAGGTGGTCTAAGTATATCATCTTAATGTCATACGCTTTAGCGAAGTAACGAATAATTTTCTTTACACTTGCCCAATCCATAGCACCGAAGTGCTCCATCATATAAAGCTGTCCACGCTTGTCAAGGCTTTCAATGCTATGCTCATATTGCTCTCGTGTCCAACCAGCATCAGGGATGTGGTAGAGCTTCTTGTCAAGTTTACCCGCTACTCGCTGTGCAGTTTCTACGACATTCTGCTCAAGGTAAATAACCCCTACCTTCTCATTCAAAACATCAATGTCATAGGCAATTTGCTGTGTAAATACGTCTGTCTTGCCAACCCCAACACCAGCCCCGAATCCGTACAGTTCCCCTTTCCGGCGACCATACGTAAGCTGCGTCAATGACGGAAACGCCCAAGGCACTCCCTCCACTGGAGGTGCAAGAAGCCTGTCCATAATGTCGTGTACGCTGACAATGCCCTCTGGTCGGTGCTCCTCTGCCCTCCACCAAGCATTGATAAATTCCTTGGTTGCCCCTGCTGCCAAGTAGTCACAAGCGTCCTTATAGCCCTCTACGTGCTTCATAATTTTGCTCTTACCTGCGAACAGGTCTGCCACTTCTTTAGCTGCCTTAATGCCGGGTTCATCGCCATCAAAGCATACCACTACCAGCTCAAAGGTGTCTAGCCATTCAAACGCCTGTTTACAAGCCTTTAAAGCCCCTGCTGCGCCATTTGGCACGGATACAGTGGGATAAAGGCTTCCTTGCATCTGAAAGGCCGCTAGAGCGTCCAGCTCACCTTCGGTGATAGTGACAGTTTTGCCTCCAGCAGGGAATAGCTCCTGTCCGAAAAGTGTATCCAATTTACCAACACTAAAGAATTCTTTAGTTTCTACAAGACGAGTCTTGTACCCATTCTTATAGCTGTAATGCTGCTTATCGGCCTCAGTGTACACCTTGTAGCGTTCGCACGTTGAACGTGTAATTCCCCTGTCAGCAATGCCCTTAATTTCGCCTTTCGGCTGTATATTTTCCATAAGTTTCTCTTTTCTAGGTGAAGCGACTACTAAACTAGCCCCTTGAAATGTGCTATTACATGAAAAGCAATGGGAATGCCCATCAGAATATGTACAACAAGCGTCAGACGACCCACAAGCAGGGCATTCGCCTTTAGATATTAGTTTACTTTCGTTCATTCTTTAATATATCCACAATATAAGCAAGTAATAAGACAATAATAAATAAGAATATTTCGGTAGTAGTCATACTATAAAGCCTATTCGACAATAATATTAATAATACATACGACCACAATAATAGATAATAGCATATTATTGTTCCTCTTTAATGTCTTTTAGCTTCAAATAGGCATCAATTTCTGCTATTACCGTGTCTTTTCCATGTTTTTGTACCAAATAGGCAACATTATTTAACGTTGTCTGGAAGTGCATTTCTGCAAATGCTTCCTCTTCTTCATTTGTTGTGTCTATTTCCGTGTATAAAGCGTCTTTAACTTTCATATATTCAACGTTTCTTTCATTTGTTGTTACGACCAACCATCAAGGTTTTTGTGTCTAAAAACACTGGTTGGCATGGTTCTTGCTCTTTAAAGACTATAAAGGCTTTAAAGGCTTTAAGGTTCTATATATATTATATCAATAGTAGTTATTACATTAAAGG